TATATATTCTTGAATATCTACATCTTGTCCTTGAGACCATGCTGAAAAAGCACCCGAATCAAGAAATAACTCTACTCTATTTCCGGTCATTTTTTCAAATTTATTACATTCATTACCCGATTTTCTCGTTTTAGATCAAAGAAGGAAATCAAACGTTTCCAATTACCAAATTGATTTGCCATATATCTTTCCCGACCTTTGATATTCATCACGGTGTAACCTGATGCTAGAAATATTTTCATTTTATCAGATTCATTAATTCTACTCTAGCAGCTTGATTTGACATAAAAGCACCGGTAAGGCTTGAAGTTAGCATTACGGATTGTTGTTTTCCTACTCCTCTCATACGCATACACATATGGTATGCTTCAATTATACAAGCAGCACCTTTCGGTTCTAAATAATCATTTAAAGCCTGGGTTACTTGTTTCCCTATTCTTTCTTGAATTTGTAATCTACGAGCATAAATATCGACCAAACGAGCCAATTTAGAGATCCCTACAATTCTCTTTCCCGGTATATATGCTACATGTGCTTTACCAACGAAAGGTAACATATGGTGCTCGCACATAGAATAAAGTTCAATATCTTTTAATATGACTATTTCATCATACCCATCGGCGGCAAAAGTAGTCATAATATCCTTCGGATCCTTAGAGTATCCTGAAAATAATTCTGAGTATGATTTAATCACCCGTTTTGGAGTATCAACTAAACCCTCTCTATTTATATCTTCTCCAATATATTGGAGTAAGCGTATAATATTCTGGTCGACCGTATCTGCTCCCATCGGATGATCAGTTTCCCAAGGAAATTGAACCCACGAATCAATACCATCTCTTTTTTTATCAAGTAGGGCATGAAACTTTACGTTAGGATATTCCCGCATATATTTTACCCTTGTAGCTCCTGAATCAACCAAATCATCAAGTATTATCGTTGCCTCAGCTGGATTATATGTGGTTTTAGCGTTTTGTAAAAATCCGGCTAAAATCATTCCTCCTTTAGGAACACCGTAAATTATTTCTCCCGATTTATCAATTACGGCTAGCATTTTTAGTATTTCTGGCCAAGAAAATTTATTAATTACACTCATACCTCGTTATATTTTAAAGGGTCTTTTAATCCCAAAGATTCAAACGCCTCCAATCTTTCATAGCAAGATCCACATTTTCCACAAGCAATTGGTTGGTCTTTATAACAAGTCCGTGTCAAATGATAAGGAACTAGTGGATCTTGTTTTAATCCTATTGATAATATTTGCTTTTTAGTAATATTTGCAAAAGGGGTTGTTATACGCACCTTTCTATCTGATGATAAGAATACAGCGCTATTCATAGCCATAATAAATTCTTCTCTGCAATCAGGATAAATAGCGTGATCCCCGGCATGTACTCCTAAAGCTACTGCTTCAGCGCCTTTTGATTCTGCTAATCCTGCCATTATTGATGCAAAAATAAGATTCCTTTCTGGTACAACCGTCAATTTCATATTTTCGGATTCATAATGACCTTCCGGAATGTCATCACCAGAAGTGAGCAAATTAGATTTAAAATAGGTGAATACTTGAGTTAAGTCTATAATATATTTAAATACAGGAAAACCGGCATTTTGATAATACTTTATAATCTCTTTAGCAGCAGTGACTTCATACGAATTATGTTTTGATCCATATATGAATATGCAACAATGGGATTCAATACCCTGCTCGAGTAAATGCCCGAGCAGGGTAGCAGAATCCATTCCACCTGATAAACCAAGTACTACTTTCATTTGATTAGGCTTTGTAATAATACCCATCTTCAGTAACACCTACCGGCCATCTCTCTTTTTTGATTCTATTCGGGACTTGCACGTTGATCGTATTTCTCATACTTTCAGTATCCCGATCAGGAAATTTTTTACATAAAATATCCCAAATTTCCTGTTTGGTAACCCCTTTCTTTCCTGCCGCTTCAATGGTTTCTACAATGGTGGCAATAACTCCCGGCCCTTTTACTCCGCCTGCTTTCTTTTCTTTTTTCTCTTTTGCGGGCTTTTCAACTTTTGCAGTTTTCACTGGTTTTTCTGGCTTCGGTTTTAAATTCATCTCATCTTTCTCCATAATTTTAACACCTTTTAATTTAAGAATGTTTAACATTGTTTGCCTTATTTCAGCCACATCAAATTTACCAGCAATAGAACCTACTATTCCTTCAAACACAAGATACGTTTTAACGATCTTTTTCAAAGCTTTAGTTCTCTCATTCAAATCAAGCCTACTCGCCTTTTTTATTTCTTTGTATATGGCTTGATAATCCTCTTCCTCTAATTCTTCCTCTAATTCTTCCTCTAATTCTTCCTCTTCTGGTTCTTCCTCTTCTGGTTCTTCCTCTTCTGGTTCTTTGAGAATCTTTTTTGATACTTCTTTATCTACTTCAAATACACCCAACCTTTTCAAAACGGTGGTTGTACCTGAAGAAAATTCATCGTCTTCAGCGATGAATTCAGCCGCGGCCTTAATATCCATTTCTAACTTTTCTTTAGTTACGTTTTCAGTAACAATTTCTGGGTCTAGGCCGAATAACTCATTAAGTTCTTCAGCCGCTTTAATTAATTGTTTCATATTATAAATTAACTGATTAAATGATTAATAAAAAAAAACTTTACAATATTTTCCAAATTTTCTGTTGCTGGATGGATAATCTCCATTTTGGATTATGTTTTATAAACTTAATGGCAATCTCCAAATTCTTTTCATCCATTTTCAATCGCTTATGTGGCTCCCCTACAAATATAGGACTCACAAAGTAATAATCGGCACTTGGTAAGTCATAAATTTTTGGAGGTTCATATAATGCTTCTTCAAAAATTCCTATTGGATAACGAAATTCATTTATCTCTCCATCTTCAAAATTTTCGTTAATAGTTTTTTCATCAACTTTTGGGCTACATACTACATAATCCAATCCACGTGGTAAAGGGATTGAGCCGTTTGTTTCAATAGATTGTTTATATCCTCGATAGTTAAAATAACGAATTATAGCACTATCTAACTGAAGTAAAGGTTCCCCTCCAGTCCAAATGATTCTTTTAGATTTGATGCCAATACGAATTTTTTCATATATTTCTTCTATACTCATACTATCCCCACCTGCCCAATCTGTATCACAATATGAACAATTTTGATTACAGCCACTCAATCGAATAAAGATTGACGCTTCCCCAGCATGGGCGCCTTCTCCTTGTATGGAATGGAATATTTCTTTAACTTTTAGATTCTTCATAGCGAGCCATTGTTTTATCTGTTTCCTGCACTTCTACTGCAATTATTTGAGGAAATGATTCTTTAAAATTTTGAAATAAGTAGAAAGCGATGTTTTCTGCAGTAGGATTCGTCGGATTTAGTACATCGTTTAAATGACGATGATCTAAACGCTCGTTAATGAATTTTTTAATAGGATCCAAATCTCGATAGTCTTTTACAAATCCAATTTCATTTAAGTTCTCTGATTGTAATTCTACCGTAACCATGTAATTGTGCCCATGCAACCTAGTACATGGATGTTCCTTCGCCAATCCAAGTAGCTGATGGCTGGCAGCAAATGAAAAACTTTTTCTAATAGTGTACATAATTTAATCTTTTTATAAATAACATCCTATAAATGGTTGACCACGACGTAAGTTTTGTAAAACATGTATTACATTTTTATTGTTAAAATCACCTTCGCGTTTGACCATTTCGTTTATACGCATAATCCCAATTTTCTTTTCTCTACCTAATGGATCTTGATTTAATCCATACATAGCCACTACGTGAGCGTACTTTCTTTTATCCTCTGAAAATTCTTCAACGACAATAAACTCTTGGTATAACTATCAGTATCGGCTTGAGTAGCGGTAATGACCAATGGCTGAATCCCATCATAATCTTCTTGTGATAAACTTCTCAATCCCATCCATATTTCGTTCTGTTGATGCCTAAATTCGCTTCTACGTTCGGGCACGAGTAAATCTGCGTAATCAATAATGACAAGTTCCGGTATAAAATTGTATCGTTTTTTCCAAGAATACAACATAGATCGAATTTTAGAAATGGTAAGAGAATTGTTGGGGTGTGATGACAAAATTAACTTTCGATTTGATTTAACGAAGAATTTTTCTATTGTTTCTCTGGCTTTTTTAGCATCTAAAGGAGCTTTTACCTCGATCTTTCTTAACCAAGGGGTGCCCCAAGCATTCCTTTGATACTCAGGGCAATTATAACAGCTTTTGTATTCAGGATTATCCTCATAAACTTCTTTTAGTTCTTCAAATGTAGTACT